AAATGTTGACAAATATTGGTAATCGTGTTAAAATGCTGTCAGAACACGAAATAACAGCCAGGCGAGAGCATACTACATACAGTCAAAAGGTGGTCACAACCACAGTTGCCACTATTAATGCTGAAATACATGATCTCGAACAATGGATTTTCATGTTGACTTTAATGAAATAACTGGAGTAAACTATGGCTACGGTAGTCGGTATCAAAATCAAATCCAAAGCTAAACAAGAGCGAGCACCGCGAGCTCATGGTGCTTTGGGTGAACCGGTGTGGGACACGGACCGGGCAGTATGTTTTGAGGACAAAGAGTTTGATCATCATCTGCGCAAAAGTCTCAACTTTTACAACTACAACTATAACCAAAAGGACTTGAAAAAGTATGTTTTGGAATGGTTGAAAGAACATGCAAAGTGGACACCTGAGCAGCTTGCAGCATACGCTGACACTGACCCATACTTGACTCCTATGACCTTTTGCGGGTTAGTTAAATCCGTGTCCATGGGTATGCCGATGCGTGAAAACCATCGCGACCAACTGCTGGCACATATGACAAAGCTGATTCAGCCTGCCCTTGAAGCTCGTGCTGCTGAACGAGCAAAGCAAAAATCGGCAACTGGAACAGTTATTGCCCCGCTTACTATTCAAGATCGTCTTGCTGAAAAAACTGCTGAAGTTATTGGCGAGATTGAAGGCCAAGTTGACCGTGTGTTTAACAAAGAGCCAGTTGATATCAATATTTACGAGTTTTTGACTACTAAGGGTGTAGCACAATCGCAAGTCGGTAAGATCCGTAAAGTGTTTCAACGCCAGATTGACGAGATCACAGAGTATGTCAATGGTAAAGATGCCCAGCTCACTGAAGCCTATTCACATCTCAAGAAAGCTGATCTCAAACGCATTGGCGAGTTTTATGTGAAACTGATGGCTGACTTGGATAGCTATGCTCATGTCAAGAAAGCTACGAAAAAGGCTACTGTCCGTGTTAAAAAGCCAATGTCCAAGGATAAAGTTATTTCCAAGCTGAAATACTTGAAGGAAGACAAGCCGCTGAAGATGGTGAGCATTCACCCAGTTGACATCGTGGGCGCTAAAGAGCTGTGGTGCTTTGACACAAAGACACGCAAGCTGATTCACTATGTTGCTGATCAGTATGCGTTGGAGTTGAGTGTGAAAGGAACCACGATTGTGGGATTTGACACGAGCAAGAGCTCTGCGAAGACCCTTAGGAAACCGTCAGAGCAACTTACAGCACTGATGAAAGCAGGTAAGGTGGCATTGCGGACTTACATGGATGAGATCCGTGCCGTAGAAGTGCGTCCGAACGGTCGGATAAACGATCGGACACTACTGCTTCGGGTAGGGTAAAATGGTTAGCATTATCACTTGCACGGGCTGTGGCAAGCCCAAAATACACAATCAGAAAGAGCAATGGTGGTCGTGTAATGGGTATTTTGGGTTCAGTGGTGATTTTTGCAGCTCATGTTTTGACAAAATCAGTCATGATTCTTACCGTAATCCTAAACACCCCGAAGAATACTTGCTCATGCTGCTCAAGAGTGAAAACCGTCAAGAGAAAATGATTAGCTAACAACTCGCATTAAATGGCTAAATACCATAAGTGTAAGGGATAACTATGCCATCATTGCCAACTAACGAATTTCAGCAAGTAACTGATCTTAAAACTGATATTATTGATTACATCAAGCTGAGGCTTGGTGATCAAATGATTGAAGTTGAGCTCGATCGCGAGCATTACATGGAAGCGATTAAACAAGCATTAAAGCGATATCGTGCCAGAACAGAGCATGCAGTAGAGGAATCATACGCTTTTCTTACATTAACCAAAGAGACTCAAGAGTATATACTGCCACGAGAGATTGTTTCAGTAAGGCAAATCTTTAGAAGCGGCGTAGGTGGACTGGCAAATACTAGTCAGTTTGAGCCATTTAGTTCTGGGTTTTTAAATACTTACATGCTAGCGGCTGGCCGTGTTGGAGGCCTAACTAGTTACGAACTCTTTGTTGATTATCAAAAACTGTCAATGACGATGTTTGGAGGTTATATTACCTTTACTTTTAACGAAGCGACCCGCAAGCTGACTATTGTTAGAAGGATACCAACAGATGCTGAGAATGTGCTACTTTGGGTATATAACTACAAACCAGATGACGCAATACTGAATGATAACAGATCCAACCTGTGGATTCAAGAGTATGCCTACAGTATGGCAAAGCACATGCTGGGTGAGGCAAGAGAGAAGTTTGCAACCATCGCTGGCCCACAAGGTGGATCATCGTTAAATGGAACAGCGTTGAAAACAGAAGCCAAAGCAGAAATGGAAGCATTGATGGATGAGCTGAACAAATACGGTGACGGTTCTGCCCCACTTACTTTTATTTTGGGTTAAGATACTATGAGAGCATCAGAATTTCTGCCAGAAGGTTCGCTGCCAAGCAACCAGGCTGATCCAATGCCCGCTACTTTTGTCTTGCCTGGGCTAAAAAGTCAAGATTCATATACTCAATATCGCTTTGGAGTCACTATGGCAAGTGCTAGGGCACGGGCTAACAACGAGGTTTCAGCTTACGAGAACGAAAGTAACTTTGGTGAGGATATGATAGTCGTATGTCGCTCACCAGAAGAGGAAGAAACGCTAAAAATGGCACTGTCGTACTACGGCAAAAATAATCAGAGCAATCAGATCTCAACATCAACCTCTCGTGAGCCGCCCGCCACCGGCAAGCAATCTCCAGTGATTGGAAACACACGTAAATACGGTAAAAACAGTTAGTCAAAACTGTTGACCTACACGCTGCCACTCAGCTATACTATATCTGTAATACAGGATTTAAAATTATGGCAATCATTTCACTTTCAGGTTTAATCGGTTCTGGCAAAGATACAGTTTCTGACTATCTAGTTAAAGAGCACGGATTTTTACGGGCATCGTTTGCTGACACACTGAAAGATGCTGTGGCGGCAGTTTTTGGATGGGATAGGGGTATGCTTGAAGGCAAGACACCGCAAGCAAGGGCAGAACGAGAGAAAGTAGATAAATGGTGGGCTAAACGATTGGGCATGCCCACGCTGACACCACGCTGGGTGTTGCAGCACTGGGGAACGGAAGTGTGCCGGCAAGGGTTTTCAGACGAGATCTGGATCGCGAGTCTTGAAAAGAAGCTGATAACTATGGCTAACAAAAATGTCGTAGTTAGCGACTCACGGTTCATGAACGAGCTAGCAATGCTTGAAACTATTGGAGCGACTACAGTGCAAGTTCGGCGTGGTGAGTTACCTCTATGGTGGGAGATAGCAATAGCTGCAAACACCGATCCTAAGGCAGCGGACACTATGGCAACAACGGGTATCCACCGCTCTGAATGGGACTGGGCAGCCTTTTCGTTTGACACTATTATCCTCAACAATGGCACCATTGAGTCACTCTTCAAGACAGTAGACATGATGCTCCCACGAGTAGACACTAAAAATCTGGCAGAATACGACGACCACCACCGGTATTGTGTTGCCATTTAGTTCCACTTTGCGCTAACTCTATGCTACAGTTCGCACAGATGGTTTTCAGATTGCTCCAGTCATTGTTGTAGTCGTTTCCATCAATGTGGTGGACACTAGCCTGCTGATCAGTCTTGAACTTGAACGCGCACCGCTCACAGTGATCCTTCTTCTTATAGCCGCTGCGAATCCACCCTGCAGGTAGAGGTTTCCTATGAGCGCGATGACACTGATCGCATTTGGTGCGATAGTGCGCCACATCACCCTTGTAGTAGTTGACAGCTACTGGTCTAATCCCGCAACACGGGCAGATTTTGCGTTGATTCATGTTGTATTTAGCACGGCCCTTTGCCAAAGAGCATTGAAACGAGCGATTTTTCATGGCATCAGATAAATACTTTTAACTATGTTTTAAGGAGTTATTCCCATGTTAGTATCACCAGGCTCAGAAATTACCGTCATTGACGAAAGTCAATATGTTTCCACCGCAGTTGG